ACAGAAAAGTGTTGCCTTTTCACTTAATAAAAGAAAGATTGAAGGAACACTTCTCTTTCATTCCGACCAAGGGTCACAATTTAAGGCCAGGGAATTTAGAAAAATAATTGATGACAACAATATCATGCATTCTTTTTCTAAACCTAGATATCCTTATGATAATGCCGTAACTGAAGCATTTTTCAAGTATTTAAAGCATAGACAAATCAACCAAAAAAATTATCAAAATATCAAACAGGTTCAATTAGACTGCTTTGAATACATTGAGAATTTTTATAACAATTACATCCCACATACGGCTAATCTAGGACTAACCCCTAATCAGAAAGAAGAAAATTATTTTAACGCAATAAAATAACACGGTTTTCTGTCTACTTATTTGACATTAGTCCAATAGTATGATTATTACTCAAGAGATTATTTTTATTTTAAATATAAAATAATTTTCACCATGTAATATTTCATACTTTATATTATACTTATTAAGTATATTCTTTACTATATTTAATCCTAATCCATTACTATTATCCAATTTTAGATCAAAACTAGCATCTAAAATTTTATTTATTTTCGAAATTTTATTTTTATCATATGAGTTTTCTATAAGTAACCAATCATTAGCTATTTTGATATTAATTATTCCATTTCGATTAGTATATTTTACTGCATTGCTAATCAAATTAGAAAATACAATATTTAGTGCCGTTTTTCCTATATAAATATTATAGTCTAATAATTCCTTATTAATATTTATTTTTTTTTGATTTACTAAGATAGAGTATTTTTCTAATACTTCATCTAATGTATCACCAACATTTAAATATTCTTCATCATTATTCAAGTCTTTTATAGAATAAAAAGATAATATTTGCGAGACATTCTTTGTTAAGTTATCTACAATATTAATACACTCACTGATATAAAAGTCTCTATCTTTATATTTTCCGATATTATATTTCATATTCTCAAGTAATATCTTTAGGCTGGAAAGAGGAGTTTTAAGTTCGTGGGACGCCCCCTTAAAAAAATCATATTTCAATTTTTCTAACTTTAAAATTTCCTTATTTTTAAATTCCAAATCATTAATTGTATTCAATAAAGCACAATATAAGTCATTGATTTGCTGTTTTAGTTGTCCAATTTCATCATTAGAACTAATTTTCAATCTTGTTTCTTTGTCAAGTTTTATCATTTTATCAGTAACCATAGTTATTTCTTGTATATTGTTTTTTATAGATTTAGCATAAATTAAAGAAATAACAATGGAAAAAAGAAATGATATCGATAAAGAATATGGTAAAAACTTAAGGCTCAAGTCTTTCGCGTCTTTTTGCATATCAGCTGTTGAAACAAATTGAAGATGTATTTTTTTGCCATCATGAAGTTTAATTTCCCTTTCTTCAATTATTAAAGAATTACTATCACTTTTTACATTAACATTTATATTATCATTTATTTGTAATTCATTTTTGTTATTATTTTTTTTTATAAATACCTTTATGTCACTACTTTTAGAATAAAGCTCCAAAGTTTGGTCTAAATATTTTAACTCTTTTCCATTCATATTTTTAGAAATTTCATCTGCCATAATGTGGATTTTTACTTTCCTCGTCTCCAAATATGTTTTAGGAAAGATAAAAAAGAATAATGAATGAACTAATATAATTAGTATTCCAAGAATAGAAAATATTTGTATGAACATTTTTGGGAATATTTTTAATTTCTTCATTTTCTCTCCAATTTATATCCTACATTTCTTATAGTAGTTATACAGTCTAATTGTAATTTTTTTCTAAGTTCTTTTATATATACATCTACTACTCGATCATAAGGGATCTCTTCGCTATCCTTCCAGACATAATCAATAATTTGCATTCTTGTTAAAACTTGTCCATCATTATCCAATAAACATTTTAGTATTTCGAGTTCTTTTGCATTTACATCTATTTTTTCATCATTTATTTTAGCTGTATAACTATTAAAATTTACCGAAAGATTCTTATATTCAAACTTCTCTAAATGTCCAAAATTCTTCTTAATTAAAGAATCTATTCTAGCCTTTAAAACAGGCAATGAAAATGGTTTTTCTACATATCCATCTACTAAATTAGTAAATGCATCAATTTTATATTCTTCATCACTAAATGCAGTCAAAATTAGAATTGGTAAATTGCTTTTCTTTCTAATTTCTTTCAACACTTCTAAACCATTTATAAAAGGTATCTGAATGTCTAAGATAACCAAGTTTATATCACTATTAAATTTTGACAAGGCTTCCCTTCCATCTTTAGCCTGAATAACAGTATATCCAAATTCTGAAAGGTATTCACTTATTCCCTCTCTTATCAACTTATCATCTTCAACAGTTAATATTTTCATAGATACCTCCATTTAAATCTATACATAATATTATACAGTATATTATTTGATTTTTATAAGTCAAAAAACATTCGGTGATATAAATCACCGAAAATTTTAATTATTATCAATTAATAACTCTTTTGGATTCTTTCTTAATGTATAAATTGAAGAAAGAATCAATGATACAAGAAGTACAAAACTCATAAATATAACTACATAAATTATGAATTTAGGTAATACATTTATATCTAAACCTGAAAGAGTCTTGTTGAATCCTTCAGCTTCTGCCCCCCCGCCTAATTGACTAGATGCAGATTGTCTAGCTATTTGTTTAGCTATATCGCCAGTAACTTTATTCAATATATTATTCCCTAGCTTATCAGCTGTATATTGAGCTAAGAAATAAGATCCAAGAAGTGCGGGAATGGATATAAATACCATCTCGATTATAAATTGACCAAAAATTTCTAATTTAGATATACCTAATGATAGTAATACTGCTATTTCTTTCTTTCTGGCATTCATCCATAAGAAAAGTAATAATGAAACTACAACTCCTGCAAATATTAATGAGCCAACAAATAATTTGTTTGAAATAGAATAGATACCGGATATAGATTGTTGCAGCGCAGGATAATTTGATGAACTTTTAATCAAATTATATTCTCTCCAATTTATATCTAGTTTCCCAAGATCTTTTATTACACTATCAAGATTCTTATCACCTTTTACAAAGAATGTTGCATCTTGGTATACGGCTGTATCTTCTGTATTACCATAAACTTTAGCAGCTGAATGAACGTCAGTGATTAGTGTATTTTCGTATAGTTCTTGTGCTGCACTTACCCCACCGCTATTATGACCATCAAATAAACCTTTAATTTCTACTTCTACAGTTTCATTTGCAACTTTTTCATTGTCAGCATCAAACAAATTAGATTTTATTTTTATTTTATCTCCAACTTTGAGATTGTTTTTTTTTGCCAAATCTTTATGCATTAAAATTTTATTTTTATCTTTATTTTCTAAATGCTTTCCTTCTACTAACTTATATGCTTCTGATACAAATTTTGTTTCTTTTGCTGAGTCATTAACCCCTGTTAACATAACTGTTCTCTTAAAATTCTTTGCTCTTTCAGGTGATTGATTTGCAAGTGTATCTTGAGTTTCAATTATATCATGATCAACTAGGTCTGCGACGCTGTTTATTCTTTTTACATAGGAGTCTATACTGTTTGTTTGAGATATCTTTTTAATATCTTCACCTTTTACATTTCCTCCACCCCTAGGTGTTCCTGGATTTACTTGTCTATTTATTTCCATAGAAAAACTGTTTGTTATATTAGCAAATGTTTCCTTAGAAGCTCTATCTGTGGCATCTTTAATAGATAAACTAATGATGCTTAAAGTTGCCATTGATAGAATAACTAATATAATAATTAATGATTTTAAGCTTTTTCTAGTTACATAAGCAAATGCATTTTTTATCATTATTCAACCTCCAAATTCATTTTATTTACTTTTTTCAACTTTTTACCACTTAGTTCTAAAATGATATCCGCAGAATCTGCTACTTCCTTACTATGTGTTACAACTATTACACATTTATTTCTATCTTGAGCTAATTCCTTTAATATATTAATTATTTCTCCAGCAGTAACACTGTCTAGGTTACCGGTAGGCTCATCAGCTAGTATTATTGGGGCATCTGATACCAGTGCCCTAGCAATAGCTACCCTTTGTTGCTGACCACCAGATAATTTCATAACATTTCTTTTTATTTGTTTTTTATCTAAACCTAATTCGAACAAGATACTCTCATCTACTGATTTATTTACTAGTCTAATATTTTCAATCGGCGATAAATAATCTATTAAATTATAATTTTGAAATACCAAAGATATATTATTTTTTCTGTGATTACTATATCCTTTCTTTTCTATATCTTCATTCTTAAACAAGATTTTTCCTGTTTGAACTTTATCAAGTCCTGCAAGTAAGGAAAGAAGTGTGGATTTTCCTGTTCCTGACTTCCCTACTATCGCATAAAACTTTCCAAGTTCAAATTTTTGATTTACTCCTGACAAAACTTTTTCTTTAGAATTTGCGTAACTGTAATTTACATTCTTTATTTCTAATATATCCATTATTTGCTCCTAACTTATTTTTGATAATATTTCTTTTGGTTTCTTAAATAATATTAATGAAGAGGCCATTACAACTGATAAAACAATAATACTTATTAATATTAAATAACTTTCTGCAAGTGTTGTTATGTTTAACATAAAACTGCTTTTATTTATTAAACTTCCACCGAAAATCATTGAGTTCTCTGAGTTAATAAATCCTTCTACAATTACTTTTAATAGTAGATTCCCTAAAAATAAGGAGGATATTATACTTGGTATTGATATGAATATTAACTCAAATATAAATTGCCTTATAATTTGTATCTTAGTTGTTCCAATAGATAAAAATATACCTATTTCATAAATTCTTTCTCTTAACCATAGAATCAAGATTAATGAAAGAACAACTATTCCACCTAACATAATCGAATAAGTCATTATTTTAATTATATGTTTTATTCCACTCACTGACTCTAAAGACTCTTCGAATGCTTTATTATCTTTCTTAATAGAATACTTTGACTTATCAATTTTAAAGTCTTTCAATTTGTTTAAGGCAAGCTCTGTAGATTCTAAACTACCAGAATACATTAAAATTTTATTTGCAATTCTATTATTCTCTGATTTATTTAATATTTCTTGGCTAGTTGAATAATCTACAAAAACCATATTTTCGCTAAAATCAGATGATAATCCTGTATATGTTTCCTGTTTTTTACCAGAAAAGATTCCTATAATTTTAAATTTATGACTTTTTATTTTTCCACTTTTTTCCGTATCTAGTAATTCAAGATCAATTTCATCACCCAATTTTAGTTTGTTTTGTTTAGCAAATTCTTCATGAACAAGAATTGAATTCTTATCATTTTCTTCTATATTTTTTCCTTCTTTAAAACTAAATACTCCACTACTAAATAAAAGATTTCTTTTAGTATTACTTGTAGCTTCTAGTGAAACAACATTTTTAAATTCGTCAGATAAATCTTCTCTATTTATACTTTGCTCACCACTAACTACTTTAAGATCTTTCAATTTTGCTAATCCATCATATTGAAATATTTTTTCTTCAACCTCTTTTATTTTTTCAATATTCTTAAATTGATTAATATTAAAATATTTACCATCTTTTTTTGTAATTGATATTGAAGAATTAGAACTTTCATATAAAGCCTTTTCTATTTCATTACTTGATTTCATTATTGTTAAACATGAATACAAGCAAGAAAGAACAATTGTTAAAATAGCAAATATAATAAGTGTTCTATTTTTTTTTCTGGTAATATATGCTATAGCATTTTTTATCACTTCCTAATTACTCCTCTCTATTTTTACTCCGCAACTATTGCATCCACTGGATTAATATTTTTACATCGCCTACAACTAATGTTTTTAAAACTATTTCCATTAAAATTTCTTCATTTGACAAACTATCTCAATGATAGAGCCGTTTATATATGAAGTTACTGAATTTCGTATCTATTTATTCAAAGGAAAATCTCAAATAACTCATTATGAAGAATGCGATACGAAATCTAATTCTCATGTTTATATAGTTTTATTATCAAAAACTACCTAATGCTCTATTGAAAAAACTAGACTTAGGGTAGCGATGATAAACAATGAACTGATGTCTGGTTAAGGAAATAGTTATTAAGCAATACAGATTTTATGATGCATACTGGCTGTTTCAATAATCATCCCGTACTTGACAGTACCTATCTAATTTTACATAAGTTCACCTCCCAATTTAGCTTACAATAAATAGACATTTAACTCTTAAAGCGAAGAATTACGTTTACTAGTAAAATTATCAATCTATAAGTTACTAGACACCAGTGACAAAATAGTGTTGCCTAAATACTAGATTACATACCTTTTATGAAACGTTTATGAAATAAAATTTTTTCCATATTATATTAATTTTTTTATTTTCAAAAGAGCTATGCTAATTTCTTTTATCCCTTACTCTAATCCATTTATATGAAATTCAGTTGTAAAAATAAAGTCTTATGCTAACATAGTAGTTTATGTTTTATTAACGTTCTTTTGGGCGGCATTGGAGCGCATAAATTTTACGCAGGAAAAATAGGCCAGGTTTTTTTATATATTATTTTTAGTATTACCTTTATTCATGGAATTATCGACCTTATCGAAGCTTTGATGGCTCTCGGAAAACAAACTGATGAATATGGAAATATCATCGTTTAATGAAACAAAAAGCCTCACGCTCAATTTTTGGTCGAGGAGAGCGTGAGGCAAGACAGTATAAGAAATAAGCATTAAATGGCTCGTTTTCTTGTAGCTATTTTAGCAAATTTAGAAAGGTTAAGCAATCTGAACGGCTCCCTGTCAAGTAGACAGTCAAATAATAAAAGATAAGTTATGCAACCTGATTCCTGAATTCTAGAGGAGTCAGGTTGTTTAATTTTGATTGATAACGTTGTGTGTTGTAGAATTCGATATAACGTGCCACATCATTGACCAACTCATCATAAGAGTTGTATTTCTTAAGGTGGTAAGACTCAGTCTTGAAAAACCCAAAGAAACTTTCAGTTGGTGCATTATCAATACATTTGCCAATCCGGGACATGGATAAGGTCAGACCAGCTTGTTGTATGATATAACGGTATTCTTTGGAAGTATATTGACTACCTCAATCGCTATGGATGATAGGTGTGGCTCCTGGATTGAGCTCTAGCCCCTTTTTAATGGTCTTCATAACAAGTGGATTTCATTGTTGTGACTAATCTCATAAGCGATAATAGAACCGTTATACAGGTCTTTAATCGCACTGAGATAAGCTTTAGCTCCCAGACCGTATTGAAGATAGGTGACATCTGTGCACCATTTCTGGTTATGAGCTGTGGCTGTAAATTCACGATTAAGAATATTTTCTTCGTAAAATCTGTCACCAGCTTTTGTACAAGCATGGCTAACACGACGAATGACTGAACTAATCCCCAGAATGTTCATCAATCAACGAATCCGTTTCTTGTTTTAAGTTGTCCCAAGTTGACGATTAATAAATGTTGTCATACGGCGATAACCTAAGATACCATTGTAGAGTCTATGAAGTTCCTTGATTTTAGCCATTAGCTTTGTATTTTTTGTCTCAAAATCTGTTTTTTGACGATTGAGCCACTTGTAATAGCCTGAACGAGACCCCTTCAAGAGTTGGCATAAGGCCTGAATAGGCACATTAGATTCCTCATCGTAATAATTCTTGATTACTTGGAACTCCGCTAAATGCTTACCTAGTCTTACCGTCTGTTTCCTCGTTTGATGTCTTCTAACTTTTTTAGTAAACTAACCTCGATTTCTAAGAGACGATTACGTTCCTCCAATTGTTTAATCTTGAGTTAAAGTTGCTCAATCTCGGTTAAATCAGGCCTACTCTCCAACCCTTTCACACGTCTATCAACCAAACCTTGTGAGCCATTCTTCTCAAGCTTACGCACCCAAGAATAAATTTGTTGGTAGGAAACACCAAACTTCTCAATAGCTGCTTGATAGTCTTTCCCATGGGCAATGGTGTAGTTAACAATCTCTACACGTTCTTCAAATGTGGCTTGCCTTCCTTGTTTCATACGGCTATATCCTCTACTAGTGGCTTTCAAGTCTTCACCACTAGTATACCGTTTTATCCACTTTTGGAGAACAGAGCGACTTGAGATATCATACCATTTACAAATATCTCTAAGAGAGCCTTTTCCATCAAGGTAGCCTTGAACACCCTGTTCTTTAGCTAATGTGGAGTATATCAATGGCGTATTTCCGTAAACGCGACAACGGGTGGGAATATCGAATATCGTATAAACATATAATAGGAAATATATTACTTTGCAATATTACTTCCACTAAATATCAACAAGTCATAAATCATTATAGTCAAACGCATGTGCAAGATACAGTAAAGCGTTTTAACATACATGTAAAAGCCTGCGTATCCATGGCTGTTCACGAGGGATATATAGAAAAAAATTTTTGTTTATTCACTAAGGTTAAAGCAAAAAATAAGGGGCGTAAATAGAGATAAAATTTCTTGAAACCAATGAATACTTACGCTTGATAAAAATTTGTAAAGAAAAATCACAACATCAATCGTATGCAGCGTTATACCTCATCGCTAAAACTGGCATGCGCTTCGCTGAATGTTTAGGTTTAACAGTTAATGATATTGATTACACTAACAAATATTTATCAATTAATAAAACTTGGGATTATCATTTCAACCAAAGATACCTGCCAACAAAAAACAAAAGTAGTATCAGAAATATACCAATTGACAATGATACATTATTTTTTTTGCATGAATTTACAAAAAATAAAAACGACAGATTATTCGACAAACTTTCAAATAATGCAGTCAATAAAACTATCCGAAAAATAACTGGTCGCGAGGTACGAGTGCACTCTCTCAGGCATACATTTGCAAGCTATCTAATTTCCATCTCTCAAGTTTTAGATCACGAGAATTTAAATATCACTTTAGAAGTTTACGCACATCAATTACAAGAACAAAAAGATAGGAACGATAAACTTAATCAGAGAAATTTGGGGCGGATTTGGGGCAAAATAGCTCTAAACCGCTATTTACATGCAATGAATATGTCCCCTGCCGGAATCTACTACTATTGTACACAATAGTTCATAATAGTCCAAGCGTTGATTTAATGGTTGTTTATAATAGTAAAAAGTTCAATGTAGTTTCATTTTTAATCTATTTTGCCCCTTTTTTGCACCCTTTCACTTCAATTCCCTCAACACCTCTTCTACACTCTCAACTGTCACAACTTCATCATCTCTCACTTCCTCGTGCGGCAACACATAATCAAATATCTTTCCGTTTTTACGCACTATCGCTACTGTGTTCCCTGAAATATAGCCTTTATCAATCGCTTCTTTAAACTCATCTATATATAACATATTTTATCCTCCTATCTATCTATTCGATAAAAAATCCTAAAAATAGACAATTTTAAATTTTTCTGTTCTGATAGACAAAAAGATAAATATTTTAAAAAAAAGTATTGACTTTATATAGTACATGTACTATAATTATATATAGAAAGGAGGAAGATATGAGAATATCAGAAATTGCTGATTTGCTTACTTCAATCGGAACTCTGTTGGTTGGTATAGCAAGCATAATCACAGCAATAAAAAAAGAACCTAAAAAGAAAAACCGGCCACGGAGATTCAAATAAGGTTCTAGTAGTAGTTTGGGGCTCAAGCCCCTTGCCACTACTGATAGTATATCATATCTAAGACAAATATGAAATATTTGATTATTTTCGCAATTTGTTTAGTTGTATTTTACTTTATTAACAAGGATGATTGAAATGGATAAAGAATTAACACCTCAAGAAAAAGCAAATAAAAAGTGGGCAGAAAACAATAGAGAACATAGAACCTATCTATCAAAACGATCTACTGCTCGTAGTTTTATTAACAAAAATGCTACAAAAGAAGACTTATTAGAATTAAAACAATTAATTGAAAGCAAACTCTAGACACACAAAAAAACCGCCCTCAATAGAGAGCGGTTAATATTTATTTCAGTTTTTCTTTGACAACATCTACTGCCTCTTCAACAGCATCTTTAGCATCATCTGCTAGTTCTTTACCTTTAGCAATTGTTTTTTCGACAAAACCTTTTGCCTCTAACTCTTTATCGCCAGTTAGCTTACCAGCTCCTTCTTTTAGGCTACCTGATGCTTGTTCAACTTTTGATTTTAGTTTTTCTTGTGACATAATGTGTCTCCTTATTATTTTTATTAATTATAACATCTATATCTTTCTTTAGCAAATAAAAAAGCAAGAACAGCTAGTATCAGGCGATTCTTGCTAAAAATTTCTATTTTTTTGAATTTGTAAAAGTAGTACACTTTATCCCATTAATCATTGCTTTAACAGAATCATAATCTTTAAAACCTAAAAGCTTTGCCCTACTGTCATCTTCTTTACAAAGAGCCTTCAAACTAGACTGTATATTTCTCCATTGATATTTGGAATTAATAGTATTTACAAGATAGACTACAATAGCAATAATAACGGATAACTTATTAGAAGGTTTAGTCACGTTATGTTTAATTATTACTGTATCAATATAATTTCTCCATTCTGAACGAAGTTTAGGCTTTGTTGTGATTTGAATATCCAGTACATTTGAATTATGAGCACATACATTTCTTATGAAATTCAAACATTTAAGCCACGAAACAAGTTCTTCTGGTGTACAACTGTAATATTGACAAATCTGTTTAATGTTCTTCTCACTCATGATTGTTAAGATTGAAACGATGTCACCAAACATCAATAAATCAATAGCAAGCCACACTGTTGGGAATCCATCTAGATCAAGGTTAATTGATTTTTGTAACTCAGTTAGTTGAGATTTTCTTACAGTATTCAATAAATTCTTTTTAATCCTAAATTGTCTTTTTTCAATATCATATTTTGTAAACTTATTCCTATTAGCCCATGAAGAGAAATTTAAATATCCGAACGCCCCATATCTATCCCCCAAAACAAAAGAAATTTTTGTTTTAATAGACACTTCAATTTTTTCAATAGCGTGCAGTAGATAGATTCTTAAGTTTTTATCCTGATAATATCTTGCCAAAACTTCTGCAAACTCAATATTATCATATAAAATATCCTGCTCCTCACCATCTTGTTGCTTTATTTCAAGTGGTTTTGCAAATTCTTTAATTCTATAATAACTGATATGTTTGATTTTCTCTACATCATCAGCTTTAACAATTAATCCACGTTTTTCAAGTAGTCTAATTTGATCTTCCCATGTCAAAGCTAAAGGTTGTTTCATAACTCTCCTAACGATATAAAAAAAGCCCCATATCAGAACGTATCTGCCTATAAAGGAATGGGGGGTTTGTCTTGTTAAGATAATTATACTTTTTTTTAAAATAATGTCAAGCCACAAAATCGTGTCTTGAAATTTATAAATTCAAGCAACCACAACATATTGGATGATTATATATAAAAATACATTTTTAGCACAATATATTGTTGAAAAAATTTTGTTGCATTCACTATTGATAACAAAAACAGCCCCCGCAAAGCGAGGGCATTTGTCTTATCTTAAGGAGTTTTACCTCCATAATTTTTTGCTACCGACATTTATGTCGCTCTGTTGGTTTACATATCTGTTGCATCAATTAAGTAAGCATCTTCTACCCACTGATTAGACTGTGGAGCGCCTATCCTTGCCCAGCCTTTTACTTTTTCGTAAACTCGAACTCTAGTACCAGCAACAAGCAACTCCTTATCAGTGCTATTGACGTCAGGCTTGGACTCAACGTAATAATCTTCTGAAATTGTTGCTTCGTAATATGGCATATTTGAATTACTTAGCGGTGTGTTAACGTCTAACTCTTTTTCAAATTTAGATACAACTGATTGATTATCAACCTTAGCATTTGACTGTTTCCTAGCGTAACGATAAGCGTAAACATAAGGTTGACCATTATATCCCCAGATTTCATCATGGTTATTCACTGTAATTGAGTTATAACCATAATTACAGTGAATAATATTGTCTGGATCAACAAACATACCAGTATGTCCAAAAGCTCCAGCCGAAGCCCCACGTTTACCCCAAATAAAAATATCACCTCTTTGCGCATTCCAATTAGTATTTTCTGCAATAAGAACATAACCGTTTTTTATCAACCAATCGTGCTCATATTCTGTATTTACTGCCCAGCCATTATCTGATGCGCCTGCTGAGCGTAGAGCAAAATAGACAGAGCTAGAGCAATCGTAAGATGAAGGACCATTTCGATAGTCCATCGAGTAAGTAACTTTACCTTTTCTAGATGCCATCCATGCGATAGCTTGCTCAATATTAATTACCATATTATTGACCTTTCTTCCACTCATCATTCATGCGTTTAACCGCAGCTTCGATAAATGTTTCTAACTGAGTCTCTGTTAAACTGATATTATATTGCGATAAACCATCAATAACAGCTGTTTTAGCTTCTGTTAGCTTATCTTGTCCCTTAATACCAACTTCCACAGATATTTGTTCAACTGCCTCAACAGCATTACGAGCGACAATTTCTGCAATTTTAACAGCTTTTTCTCCACCTTTTTTTATAAGTAATTTTTTTACTTTGTGCGTGAGAATACCTGCGATGATACCAAAAATTGGTACTGATACTGTAATGATTTGTGTTATAAATTCGTTCATCTTATTTCTCCTCTTTTTCTAGACGACCAATGCGGTCACTCATATAAGACATCTCCTTTTGGACAACACCAATGGTCTGAGAAATGTCCTGTAACTGTTCTGTATTTTTATCTAAGTGACCTTTGAGCCACTCTTCACGTTTGTTAGATTCTGATTTTGATTGGTCATGGAAATCCATTAGCTTTTTCTCACGCTTATCAGACGTTCGCACCAGATAACCAACCACAATCATAAAAAGCAAGATAAAGAGAATAGCCCACACAAATTGTGATTGAGCGATTCTTTCTGCTTGTTCTACTGTCATCCGACTACCTCACTAACTTGCTAAAATTTCAGCAAGTAATTCTTCATCGCACATAATTGCAAGTTGCTCTTTTGTTTTGTTATTAATAAACTCTGAAAATCCCTTTTTAACAAAACTTGACCAAGCCATACGTCCATAATATAAGTCAATCGCAAATAATTTAATCATCATATCTATCCCTTCTTCCTGTAAAAAAATTCTAACCAATAGCAATAAGATCTTCATCTTTTAAAACCTCTTTTGCGTAAAGCGTACTTATCAGATTGATAAGTGTTTGTGTGCCTGTTGATGTTGATGTACTTAGTTCAGTCATTTTTTCAGACTGAGCTTTATCTTTATACTTTTCGTCGTAAAATATCTGCTCACACTTTTCAAGCGTTTCTGCAAAAGATTTATTTTCAGACTCAGGTGGTAAATCAAAAGTTAAGTTACCTTTCACGTGTGGTAAATCAACTGACACAATTGCAGTCACTCCCATAATACTTTTATCCTCAAGAACTTGTGGGAATTTTGTGTTAATTGTAAACATATCGTCTCCTTTGTTATATTGACTGTTATATTGACCAGTGCACGACACCTCTGTAAGTATTTGAGTAAGCGCCAGGATTTATACACTCAATCAATCCCGATGCATTGATTTGTAAGTGGATTGATTTGTCTGGAGCAAGTGTCCATCCAGTTATCGCAAACATCAACTCTTGAGGTATTAAACCAGATGGCATATTACCAACAGACCATCTCTGTAATCCATTAGAAGCAAAATTATACATCAAGTCTATGTCATCACCTTTCCGCTTATATTTAAAACCGTTGCCAATTGTTATCCAGCCAGTCGTTTGTAAGCTATCTTTTTTAACATACTCACTCCAACCGCTCCAAACACCGTTTTCCAGCAAGCGCGTAAATATAGTTTTATTTGTGCGGTCGTAAAATTGTTGATAAGCATAGTTTGCTGTCTCATGTCTTACAACTGTTACGTACCCAGGACCTGCCCCAGCCGGTCTATTAGCACCTCTAAATACACAATAAAAACCTGTGTCTTGCAAGCTATTTAGGTCGGTGTCGTCATGTCTAAAAGAGCCACCATTATTTAAAGCAAGTGGTTTTTGCTGTATCGCCTTATCGCCACAATAAATAGTACCGTCAACATAAACATCGCCTTTGGCATCAATAATGCCATGTTCCCAAATTTTCCCAAATGCAACACCAGAAGGTGCTTTAGTTACAAGTACAAACTCACTTGCAACTGGTTGTATTATTGGTGTTGCTGACATTAGGTTATCACTCACCGAAATCTTAACAAGCCATGATTTTGACTTGTCATAAGTGCCGCCAAGATTTAAAGGGGCGCCTGACATTTGGGAAATTGTTGACCAGGTATTTGTAGCTGCGCCACTATCAACTGCATAGATACCAGTATTGTATGGTGCAACAGATACCGACATTTTGAGTTGGTTTTTTTGTATTCCACCAACTATAATTGGTGCAATCTTAACAAATGGCAAGACTTGTAAAATGTCAGGATTTTGCTGAGACCTGACTACTTTTGCACTTGTAACAATTGGTAAAAAATAATCAATGACATTAATTTTTGTGTCAACTGGTTCTGATGTTAGACCTCTGCTATCAGTTACCGTTGCTCTGATTGTTGCTGAACCAAAAAAGTCCAATTTATCAAATACGCTACCATTACCGATAATTGAGTTACTTTTCCCGACAATTTCAGCATTATAACTTGTTATTGTTGAACCGTTGTTTCCAATAGCTGAGCCAAAATCAACTTTAACTTTACTTATAATCCTAACAAAATTGTTTCCACTAACAATGCTACTAGTTAAAGTATTTGTATCAGATAGAGTGATACTTGACAATTTTGGCTTATAAGTAGCTGTATTAGGTATTGTTATTGATAAAGTATATTTTGTCTCACCAATCTTTGCTGATCCATCCATCGTCTCAACAATCAGATTACCTGTACCAGTTAATTCATTAGGCAGTAAATTAGCAAACGTTGGCGGTATAGTCCACAAATAGCTAGTACCAACGCCAGTTGCGATAGTACCTGTACTACCCTTAAAATCATATTTCAAATTGTGAGTAAATGACGTTGAATATCTATTGATTGTGATAGTTACTGCATTACCTAGCACACCACTAATAGCACTTGATACACTAAGTCTATTAATTTTAGGTAGCGAGATAGACTGATTTGCAGTCGCTTCACCATAATTGCTAAAGTTTATTGGATAATATGCTGAAATATTGAATAGTGGTTTATTTCCATCTGAATTATGATTAACAATGTAATCTTTAGCAAATAATAGTTTTCTCTGTCCGTAATTTATCGATGGATTAACATTGATGGTCTCAGCTCTACCATCAACTGTTATTTTTAAAGGTCTAGTTTCACCTATTGAAATATAGCCATAACTAGACATTTTTAAAAAAACTTGTACATTGACTGTGCTTGTATTACTTGCGATATTTGGCTTATTCCAAGCAGACAATATTTCAAGTGTCAGGTTATTCCCCCACGACCTACTATATGTAGCAGTTCCCATGTCTCACCTCCTAACTATTTCTAATTGCTCTGATAACATTAAATAATGGATTTCTGTCATAGACTTCTTCAACAAAATTTCCAATTTGTATACGCTCTGTAAACAGTCCATTTTTTATTGTTAAGGTATCACCTGTCAATGTCATCTGAGCAACACCATTTGTCACAAATGAAATGCTGTCATTTGATAGAAATAACTTTGCTTTTCCGCCTTTGTCACCGATAGCAACGCCCTCTTCACCAATCAACGTTTCATTGTTGATAAAGCTAAATCTTGCACTTGCCTCACCTAATAGTTGTTTAAACTCAGTTGTACGATCAAACAATTGAGCGATGTCGTTTGCAACTTTTTGCTTTTCGTCTATCGTATTTAAGTCATACCAAAGCTTCCACTTAGTTTCAACTTCACTGAGTGTATTCTGCATAGCCTCAGCAATTGCATTTTCTCTTGCTATAGCAGTTCTTTCTTCAAGAGCTAGAATTTGTGCTTGGGTTAATTCTTGATCAGCTTTTGAATCAAGATTACTTGCTTTATCAGCTTCTGATTCCTGCCAGTCGCCTGTTTTATTTCCCCTAACGAGCATAAACCCACCAGAGCTGAAACTACCTTGCTCCGATGACACCATCGCGAACCTTGGTCTAATCCTACCTGTCTTAGTTGGTGTAAAAGTGATTTCAAAACGTCTGAGACTAGAGTCAACGTTTTTTATAATTGTCTCTCGTGGGGTATCGCTAGTAATAAAACCATCTGCTATATCATAAAGATAAAAATATAAATTCCCAGCTACCTCACGTTTAACATAAGCACTAAAAGTGTACGTTACACCTTGCTCGACCATGATATCTTTTGCATGCGACACTTTTTGCCCACTAATCCATTTTTTAAGCGTGAAAGGACAATTAGAGAGGTTCTCGTCTTCTAGCGTTGCAGAAGTAAACCAATCAGTCCCAAAAAATGATTTTGTACCATCAATCAGATTGTTTGTCCCGACGACAACCGTCCCAACCATGTCAGTCCAGCGGTATTTTTTAGGGTCACTTGAATCTATTGCATCGTAGTCAGTATATTGCCCAATGTAGCGCTTGTTTGCACTATCAGACACGCTAAAGTCAACTGTCCCATCTGAGCTGTTTGCATACGCTACATGCCAGTAAGGTGTCTTACCGTCAGCACCAGCTGGACCTTGGATACCTCTAGCACCATCTGCGCCTTTTATCAAATTCCACTTGTACTTTTTAGGGTCGTTTGAGTCTATGATATTATCATCAACATACATACCTATGTACGTTTTGCCAACGTTATCAGATACACTAAAGCCAGTTGATCCGTTCTCGTCAAGGGCGTATGCTATATGCGTATAAGTCGCTTTACCGTCAGCACCAGCTGGACCTTGAATGCCTTGGTCACCTTTTGGACCTTGCAGTCCGTTTACACCGGGAGGTCCTTGTGGTCCCGGTGCGCCATCTTTCCCGTCAGCACCGTCTTCAGTGTCTGTAAATGATATTTGTGTGCTTGCTACAAGTTCCTCATTTAAATATGCATCAACTGTTATATTTAAAACGTGGTTAAAGTCGCTTGCTTTAACGATTAGCGATGGTCCGATATCAATTAGCGAGTCACCATTTTTATAAAAATAAACTGCTTCATAGTCTTTCCCGTTCTTTTGCAAGCTAGGAGTTAGGACAGATTCACCAGTGCCATTTTTAAAAGCGACACCATTCGAAGTAGCTAGTTTGATTTCGTATGGAATTGACTCATCGTATAGACGCAACATATCACTGATTAAATCAGAAGCTAACTGACTTTCTTTTTCGACAAAATTGCTGAATTTAGTTTTGTTAGAGCTGGGATTTGTTATGGATATTTCTTGCTCAACTACTCGTGCTGTCAAAATCAGCGGTGGCTCGTATCCGTCGTCCTGTATCCGCACAACATCACCAAGTTCTAAGTCAACATAGCCATCAACTTCGTATGTAATTGCTGGATATGCGTGTGCTTTTAAGTCTTTTAGACCTGTTGACATCAAGACTTCTTGACTATCAGTCTCGACTTCCATGTCTTTTCGTATCCAGTTGTCTCGTGTCTCATTACCGGTTAAAACAGATGGATAGCGGTCTCTTGAAAGTGGTGCGTACAAAAATCCATTTTTGAGATAGTACTCTACTTTACCGTTTTCATCTTTCCACTCTTTGTAGATAGAGTTGTCAATATAGATGATTTGTTCTTCTTCGTATGATTCTGTCTGAGCCTCTTGTACGACTTCTTCGTACGATATCTGTGTCCCACCACTTACTTGCTGTGTTGTTGCGCCGTTAACAGACATACCTTGCGCTATTTCACGAGGGTAACATACTGTTTGTAATCCAGATGCGAAAGAGTTAATGTCATATGAGTTTTCGACAACATACATGCGACCAACAAAGTTTTGCTCCAAAACAGTAACTCTGGTCTTGGAGACACTCTTGATAATACCTGTATGCCCCCAGCCTGTGGTATAAAAAGGAGCGCCTCGATTTGCTCGTACATTATAAATACCACCAGCTTTTAAGTTTCCAGCGTTAGGTGATTTATCTACCTTCCACCCATATGCACCCCAGTTATAATCAGTGCCGATTAAGGCAGCAGCCATACCGCCTCCGATACGACCTCTAATACCACCAATCGAGCTGTCAATCCAAGCGCCATCCAATTTTTTTGCATACCACCCAGATAGCGCATAACACTGTCCAGAACCGATTCTGCGCCCTTTCAGCTTAGTAGCCTCATTAATAGCTTGTATTGTTTTAGTGGCTCTTCTAGCGACGTTTACGGCGGTTATGGGCTTTACAGGAGTCTGCCACAGCTTATCAATCGTATTGAGGATATTTCCAGTTACTTTATTGATACCATTTCGGATATTAGTCATCAAATTTGTGTAGCTTTGATATCCTGCTGCTGCATAGTCATATTTAGCTCCACCAGCTCTAAAAAGCCCTTTTGTATAGTCTGCTATATTCTTTTTGCCGACGACATTATAAATCCCTTGTTTTGCTAAAAGATAAGTGTAATCTTTTAAAAAGTCATCTACACTTGCATAGTGCATGTATGTTCCACCCTCGTTTGCAGGACGAGCCATCCCAGTAGTGACTTTTACTCCACTTGGACGCGTCTGTGCTCCACCGCTCATACCTGCCCAGTTGTTGTCACGTTTACCAACTGTCGAATCACCCCAAAAACTCTCTAAATAAAGTTGCGTGATGATTCCACTTGGCAAAATATTATATTGCACTGCGTAGTTAATAATAGCTTGTACGTTAGCTTTTTTGATTGTATGACCATAATATTTAAGGTCTCCGCCTAAGTACGTGCGATTTGAACCAACCGTTTTAGTGACTTTACGAGTTACAGGATTAGAAATAACGCGCTCGCCTCTAACAGTTTTTTTGCCGTATGGTCTAATAGCGTTATAAATCTGGCGCTTGTCAACTGTTTTCCTTATCCCAGAAATATTTTTTTGATAGCGTAATATCACGTCGGTCTTATCACGACCTACACCATAAGATTTGCCCTCCTCGTATTCTTTGTAAATATTAATGATGAGTTGCTTAAACGTGTGATTGAAATTAAGCTTTGTCTCAAACTCAATTTCTGCATCGAAATTATTAGCAATTGACAAAAGACGAGCTAACTTAGTTTCTTGACTAGTCCATTCCAATGTAAGTTTTTTGTCCTTAACTTCGTTTGTGCCAACTGTCAAAGCCCCCCAGCTCAAAATGTCAAACTGCACGAGATACTCTTCAAACGACATCGCTTTAGTTGCTTTATATGCGTTACAATACTCGTTTAGCAACTCTAAATTAAGGTTTTCGCAATAACAATCAATTTGTTTTTCATCTTCATCAATTTTCATGATGTTTAACAATTGTACTTTACCTTTGTGCACAAAAGAGACAAATGCTTGATCGTTTAGTACGTGATATTTATGACTAAGTGGGCTATCGCCAAGCAAATCTTTTTTGTAAACGGAGAATTCTAGTACAGACGAGCCAGTCTTTTGCTTTCTATACCACTTGTGGTTAAAGTAGTTCAAAGCTCCTTGTTTATCATTATCCAAAAAAAGGACAGGTTTTAAATCCGGTCCATGAATTGTTAACATTTATTTGTACCTCTCTTCAAAATCAATTGATATATCAGGTAGCGCTGCGACCCAGCTAGACAAGTGTACGACTAGTTCTGACTCTCCTGGCGGAATCGAAATCATCTTAGAACCTAACACCACATCTTGTATTGAATCGATATCTTTTGTACTTACAGTGTCATTTTCAAAGTTAATGATAACCTCATCCCCTGGTTGGTACTTATTGACAATATTGTTGTAATGAGACACTCCCATTTTTTCAAAATTGACTTTTTCAAACAGGTTGTAGTTGATATATTTAGAGCTATCACTGCATGTCCCCATCGCAAGATGTATCTTGCGAGATTTTTTTCCTTTAAGGGACGGAACAGTTACATGATGATGCGCACCGTTAAAGTAAATACGAAACTTATCTTCTTCTCTAAAAATCTCAACCGCCCTGCTTCTATTCATCGAAAAAGGATTGTGATAATTTCTATCCGCTTGGAATTCAAACTGCTTATAAAAGCGCCATCCAACGCCATCATCATCAAGAGCAAAAAAGTTATACTCTGTTTCAAAGCCGTTTTTGCGTTTGTAAGTTTCAATCCCATAGAGGAATTCATCATTTTCACCTGTCACGCAAAGCTTTAAAAATCCTTTTTGATCCTGCGCGGTAGCAATAAAAATCTGTTTCCACCACAAGTGTTCATTGAGAGTATATTCGCCGTTTGAGTCAGGATTAATAATAAATGTCCGTGTTCCAACATGCTCGCCGTAACCCGGTGTAGTTCCTCTAGCACCAATAGCTACATACTCTCCACCTTTGCCAGAGCCTAAAATATTATCAAGGCGCATGCGCTTTAATTCCGAGTCAAATGTTGGTGGCATATAGTTGAGTTTTGCGACGTTGGGCGCACCTTCTAAAGCTTGTGCAATCGCTTTTGAGTAATCAAAAAGGGTTTCGTTACGATGAACGATAGTCCCGTCTTCTTCTTCAGGAGAACCAACCGCAAATGCTCCAGTCTCATTTGTAATTCCAATATAGCCATTTTCACCCAAGTGCTTAATTCTAAATATCGGAAACGCAGGGGCTGTCCCGTTATTTTTAATCTTGAAGGTCATTTTATTTCCGTCTTGAGTATAGTCTTTAATGCGTCTGTATGACGTTGAATGAGCATATGCATCTGCAACTATAAACGTTATCTCACCAAAGCCGTTCATCTTGATTTCTTTAAAGTTCAAATCCCCAACCTGGACAGCTAAATAATAGCGTCCAGGTATGTGGCTAAACATCAACATCTTAGGCTTTTTAGAAGATAAAGCCAATTGTAGGGCATCGTAATCTTCTATTGTATTGTATTTTACCCAGAATGGGACTTTTATTACTTTATGCTTAGTTTTCGTTCCAATAAAAATGCTACCATCTTTGCCACCAATTTCTTTTAGCTCCGGGTCGTAGTCTGCGCCACTAAAGACAGTAAAGCCGTCTGTAATAGTAATCCACTTAGTCAATTCGACATCGCCAAAATGACATCTTACAGTTTTGTAATCTACCACCTGTTTATACCTCTCAGTCTTTCTTCTGTCTGTTCGTCAAATTTTTGTCTCGCTGCTATTGGCTTAGCAACGACTCTGGCAAATTCATTTTTATCAAATTGCGCAGACACAACAATAGGTCTATCGGCTAAATTTTTGATGGCAGATAACAAAGCAGCATTGCCGCTAGTGTAATTATCTGTACTAGTCACTTGACTAGATAAATTTTTATTTAAAGTACCTATTCGCTCAAAGCCATTGTTTACGTTAGTATCCATATCAAAAGCTAGTTGAGGATTTCCGAATGAAGACTGAATTTCTTCGGCCATTCCGTTAACTAAGTTTTTAACTGGTTTAAATTTATCAACAAGTCCTTGATGCAGACCTTGCATGATTGCGTTGCCGGCTGGAATAAGTAAACGTCTATCGTAACTTATTGGTCCTTTGTGATCTTTAATCCACCCTGCAATATCTCCGACAAAATTTTGAATATCTCCCCAAACATCCTCTAAACCTCGTAAGAAACCTCGCATTATAGCTCTACCTGCACTCAACAAATCAATCGATTTGATTGCATTGATAAGCTTTTCACCAATATTGTTAGCTGTTTCGTTTATTTTACCTATGACACTCAGAATCCCTTTAACAAAAGTGATGAGTAACTGAACTCCAAGAGCTAGCACTTTAGGTAGATTACTTGCTATCGCTCCTGCTAAAATCGCTATGAGTTTTCCAACAGTAATAACGATATCAGGTAATCTTGCTATAATCCCTTGCACTAAGTAACTTAAAATTTCAAAACCTTTTTTTAAAATTGCCGGGTAATTTGCTTGCAACATTGATATAAAGCTTGATATCACAGATACTGCCGAAGTTGCTATTTGAGGTAAGTTAGCTAATATTCCATCTATTAGATTCAGGACGAGAGTAGCCCCAGCTTGCAAGAGTCCAGGTATACTTTGCATTACAAAAGATACGAAATCTGTAAATATTTTTCCTGCCACTGTTAAAAATGCAGGATAGGCTGTTAGAAATCCGTTAACAAAGCTAATAATAAAGCTAATGCCAGATTGCATTAGCGACGGACCGCTTGTTTGCATAAAACCAACAATTTTAGGTATTAGCTCTGAGAAAGTTAACGAAATAACCGAACCAAATCCTTTAAAAACATTTGTTAGCATTGGTATAAAGTTATTCAATACAAAGTTGCTTGTTGTATCAAACAGCGCTTTTAGCGATGGTTTGATATCCTCACCTAAAGCCATTTTCCCCAACAAGTTTTTCGAAGCTGCTTTCATAGCTTCAAAAGAACCTGTGAACGTTGTTGCTGCCTCTTTAGCGGTTGTTCCGGTTATCCCTATTTTCCCTTGAATAGCGTGAATAGCTTCATATACATCTGAGAGATTTGAAATATCATATTTTTTTCCAGTTAGCTTTTGGGCATCTGAAAGCAAACGTTTCATTTCTTCTTGCGTACCGCCATACCCGAGTTTCAAATTGTCCAACATCGTGTAATTTTGCTTCGCAAAACCTTGATAAGCGTACTGAATACTTTCCATAGATGTACCCATCTTGTTAGAGTTATCAGCCATGTCTATCATAGCCATATTTGCGACTTTTGCCGCTTTGGCCGTATCCCCTCCGAGCGACTGAAGCAAACTAGCACTAAAGCCGGTGACACTTTCCATATACGCATTCGCTGATAAGCCAGTTGTTTTATAGGCTTCGTCTGCATATTTTTTTACTAAATTTGCGTTGCTTTTGAAAAGGGTTTCTACTCCTCCAAGTGACTGCTGAAGCGCCGCTCCTTCTGAAATTGATGACGATATTGCTTTTGTGACCATTTCGCCTATTTTAGCAGCTGCAATGACACTCCCCAATATCCCAATCAATTTACCTCCTAATAGGCTACCTGCAGAGCTACCTGCGCTTGACGCTTCTGGGTCTAACGTCTTACTTATAGATCCAGAGATTCCTTTAGCCGACGGCATAATCTGCACGTAAGCTTGTCCTAAGTTAGTAGCCATCAGCTATCACCTCCAAACCCAAGAATGTTATTTCTAGTTTCTTCGAAATCCTTGCCACTGCCGAATGAAACAACTTCACTATCTTTCTGTTGATTATCAAACATTGTTGAAACCATTTCTGGTCTATTTTTACCTTTTTGGCCATCTGTCGTTTTCATCCAAATGAGCATTCCAAGTCTGTCAAACATCCCAGCTAGTATTCGTCTTTCAAATGAGACTCTATTACCTGAAATAACTCGATTGATTCTTGATTCTTCTCTCAAGCCTAAAGAAAAAACAGCTACTTTTAGAGGTGGTAGCTGTTTGTAATCATATATGTGATAAGTTTCAGCTAAATCACAGACAAGAGCATCTTCGTCCATTTTTAGCATTGTGGCAAGGGCTATTATTTTTTTAATTGACCACTTTCAAAAATTTCTTTCACTTCTTCCATCAACGCCTCCGTCGAAACAGTCCCGTCGCTAGCGCGTAAATGATTTTTTAAACTTTCTACTTGGTCACCTAGCAACAAACGTAGAACTTTCGGTAAAGACAGCGGATTGCTTTCTAAATCCGCTAGTGCCTCTACTAATTCATAATTTTTTAAACGCGATTCTTCAATCTTATATTCAAAACCTGACGATGTTTTCATTAACCAGCTCCTTTTATATATTCATAGTGAGTGTTTCCTTCCGCATCAGGAAACGCTTGTAACGTTGTCTCATAACCAGCCGCTTCGTTGTCGACATACTTAATTTCACCAACTTCGGATACTTTCCCTTTTGGTATTACAATACGTTTAACTGTATTGTTTTTCAAAATCATCTCGATAACCAAACAATGTTCCTCTAGTGGTTTTGAATTTGATTTAACAGTAATCCCGGTTTTAAGGTCTCCAGTTACATTATCTTTGCCATAGATTTCTTTGAGTACTTCAATATTCAATGCTTCAATCAATGTATATGTAAATTTATCTGCTTTACTTTTTTGGGCAGATTCTACAACATCGCCACCCCACGCTTGGATCTCTTCTGATTCTCGTTTATCTTCGTTTGATAAGCCGTCTTCGGAAATGTACCCTAATGACTTAAAAGCTTCATTTAACTCTGATGCTGTGTCTTTGGGTAATTCTGTTCCTAGCGGCGCAGTATAAATAGCACCACCAATTTTAGGTTTAGCCGTAGTAACGTTTGATGAATTTGCTACCATATTTCCTCCTTAATAATGATTAATGTCAAATACAGCTTGATAGCGATAGCGCTTAGTTGCTGTATCTGTAAAATTGTAGTCAGCGTTAAGATGTACACCAGAAACTTGTGGCAAGACATCAAGCTGCTCAATTACTTGCTTTACTTTGTCATTAAGTAAAGCCGCCTCATACAACGATTCGGCATAACTTTGAAAAGCAAACGTGGAACTTAGCAAATGATTTTGCTTAGCCCCGCTAGTCTTTTCTAAAATGATGAATCGTGCAGGTTCATCTTTTTGATGTTCAAAAAAAGACGGCACATCTAAATGCTCGTCTAAATATTTTTTGATAATTACTTCAATCAATCATCGCACCGCCTTCAACAATGTGTTGTTTTTTGAGTTATCTTTCTTGGCCTTTATGGTTTTAGCGCTGACCATAGCATTAGCCCTATTTTTCCCGACATGGATATCTTGGGCGTAACCATCGCCACAACGTTCTCTGATGGCTGTGGCCTTAGTGGTTAATACCTGCTGCATTTCTGATGATTTCATCAATTCAGCAACACCAGCTTTATTGAGCTTGAATTTAAACTTACTCATATCTTTCCACCATAACTTTCTTATTCCATTCAAGCGGAATAAGCTCTTCAATACCTTCAAGAGCTAGGCCGACAGTGCGCCACTTTTTGTCAAAAAAGCAAACCTCTTTATCCTCCCAATCATGCTTATCTCCTTTTGGAATTGCCAAGATATATTCAACTTTTTTTCCGGTCAAAGATAACTGATTGGTGATGTCTTCGGTAGTTGCCGGTGCAACAAGAACATTCTCAATTTTAATATCAAAATCAACTTTTATCGGGTTCCCGAAAGGGTCTTTTCCGCTAATCGTCTTGTCGACTAAAGTAACTGTTATTCCTTTCAATTTCCCCATAAAGCTCAATTCCTCCATATCGCTGTTTTTTTAGTCCGAGACGCTTCAACTCACTATCCTTAATAAAAAGACCACCTCCTGGAACCAAATAAGTTCCAGACCAAGTGTAGCCAAGTGCCGATTGACTTTCTTGCGACATCGGTTCACCTTGTGTAGCAGTCATCAGCGTTCTCGCTACAATATCTACAGTTACCGATTTCAATACAGTAGCAAAGTAAGGAGTTTCCAAAATCATTTCATCTAGATTCTTACCCACTTTACTTGCTTCTAACCTCAACGTGTCAGAGACAGTCTCTAACAAAGCCTCAGCACGCTTGATTTCGTCAACGGATAATTGACGCCATAATAAAATGACGTCATCTGTTGTCGCAAAATTTGTCATAAACTTCCCTTTCTTATTTAGGGAGTAATTCTAATAACTCAGATTTTGTAGCAGACGAGTTATACTCAATTCCTAGCCCTGTCAAATGTTCTTTCAGAGTTTGAACGGTCCAAGATTTTTCATCACTTGTCGGTGTCTTATCTACTGTGTTAGGAACAATCTCCCAGTCGCCTAACAGCGCACAGTCAGTAACGACTACTGCTCCTGTGTTTTTGTCTCTATAAATCATCCTTGTACCTCAACGCGAGAGAATGCTTTCTCATCTAAAATTCCCCATCCTATGAATGCTTCTGTACGGAGCAGGATTTCATTATAAGCCTTTAGATCACGTCCAGAGCCATCTGGGTCTCCATACTCAATGATTTCCATTGGGATATTTTCAGCATAACCCCACTTGAACATATTCTGGAAATCTCCGACAATAGCATGGTCATCTTTAGCTGTGCCACCTTTCATAGTAAGTGTCTTGTTGATGTCTAAAGTCATATTAAAGAAGTTGCTTGGACGTTGCCCGAATCGAAATTCAGGATACATCACATTATCAAATTTATCTTTTCGTTTAGACATATCTTGTCCTGCCTGTGGTGACAAAGCGATACCTGTCACATCATTTCCATTTGCTACAATCGTTGTAACAGCTGCATCAATATTGTCGTCAATTTTATCTGCTTCGTATTTGATGACATTACCAGTCACGACCCCATCAAATGAGTTTGTAGCTTTGAATGAGGCATCTGTCATTGTGCGAGGTTCAAGGCCATGAATAGCTGCAATATCAAAAGCCTCCGCCATTTTTTTAGCAAAACCGTCAGCATAATGTTTTAAGAAATTCAATCGTTTTTCTTCTGAGGCGTACTTAAATTCGTCAGTCATACGTGCCTGATAAACAAACTTCAGCGGTTTAATAATTTTAGAAGTGACCTTTGCGGTATTCCCTAATTTTTGCTCACCTTCACCAACAATCTGAGCATTACCATCCAAGTTGAAAACAAATTGTTCTACTCCGTTGAACGGGATTGGTGTTTGACCAGATAATTTCGCAAGCGTAGAGTGACCTTTCACTTTACTCATAATTTCTGTTACTAGTTCTGGTTTAAATAACGTTCCTGCTTTAATTGATTCTGCCATGTTTATTCTCCTTTGTTAACTAAATTACGTGCCATTTCAATCCAACCTGCTTCTTTTTGGTCGGTAATAATCGGTTCATTTGACTTTGTTGGCGGTTGTGGTTGAGACGGCTTGATAAAAGATGCTAAGCGTTCTGCATCCACCTTGAGCCCGTCTTCATCATCGCCTTGCAAACGATTAGCTAAATCGATTGGTAAGCCATACTGTAACGCTACCTTTGTCCGTAAATTTGCTGCCTCATAACCAGCGATTTGATTTTCCAAAGTGGTAATTTTCTCTGTATAGCTATCAGTGTTTGATTTAGCATCATTCAAAGCAGTTTGTAAGCTGCTGTTTTCGGTTTCTAGTTCTTCAACACGAGTTTTCAGTTGGTCGTAATCTTGATACTTCTCACGTTCTCGAGCAATGCGAGCTTTCACAATCGTGTCCAACTCTTCTTGTGTTTCAATAACTTTAAATTCTGACATATTAACGTCCTTTCTCCTGCTTTCCCGGCAGTTCGGTAGATTTTTTAGCAGTAAAAAAACACCCTTCCGGATGTCGTTTTTTAACAGCTGGTTCTTTGCTTTCTTTTTGGCTTCGTTGTGTAACAAATCCAGTGCGCAAGCAATGCACTGTCCATTAAGCTAATGTCTCTATCATCATAAAGCGATTTATACCCAAAACCACCATTCGAGCCAATTTGCCTTTTTTCGCAGTTTGTAACTACCGCTGTCAAAGATGGCTGGTCGTTGTGGCAGATAGTCTCTTGCATGATACCTTGTTCCCACATCGTGTTAGCTGTGATAATTTCAGCAACTTTAGGCAATTCTGGTTTCTTTAAACCATGCTCTCTCATCTCTTGAGCAAGTAATTCTTGACCGCTTGCGCCATCAACAACAACTTTAGCAATGTCAGCCGATTTCAAAAAGTTAATAATCCATTGAGTTCCATTTCTAACGGATAAACAGTCAATAGCCTCAACAAATACTTTATTTTCTGATGCTCTTGCTGCAATTGACAATGATACGTTGTTACCGTCTTGGCCAAACTTAATCCCAACAAATAACTTACTTTTGAGTTCTGGTACTTGCTCAACTTTTAGTTTAGCCCACTCCTTTTCAGATATAACTGATTTCTGGTTAAATGACGGCCAATATCCTAAGCGCTGGATATTGTGATCAATTTCATCCTCACCTAATTCAGCTTCAATTTTACGCTCATTTAAGTGGTATCCCATGGACGGGTTGGCAACATACCAACTTTTTACGTCATGTATTGGTTGCATTTCGTCAACAGACCATTCTGCCCATCCAGAGTAGCGTCTGTCACCTTTTAAACACTCTTTACGATAAGATTCAAAGACTGTACCAGTAGATACCATGGTCGGTGGCGTTCCACACATAATAGTCATTGGGTTATCGCTATCAGTTACCGTGTATTTCAACGCTGATTCTTGCTCGGCAGTGTATTCTTGCGCCTCATCAATAATTAGTAGGTCAAATCCCTCACCAAGACCTCCATTTGATGTCCTAGTCCTAAACTGGATAACAGAACCGCTAGATTTAAACTCAATACGCTCCTGCCCTTTGGCTTTGTTTGATATAAAATCTTCTCCGTCAACATATCCTGACATTTCAAGATATTTTTTTACTTTTTCAAACGAAGAGTGAGAAGTGCTAATTCTGTGAGCAGTATGCAAGATTTTCAATCCTTTATGCAAAGCCCACAGCTCAAGTATGTAAACGACTTCTGTTTTTCCGTTTCGTCGAGGAATAGCGTAGCCGTATTTTTGATGCACCCACAGGTTATCTTCGTTGATAGCCATCATAGGTATGAGCATATTCTCTTGCCACAAGTAGCAACTTAGACCTGTTTTTTTGTAGTAATTGATGGCTTCATGAGCTAGAGTTTTAGCAAAATGTAAATTTACCGATTGAGTAGGTCGCTGATTGCCAAGCTTTGCTTTCGTCTTAGTAACCATACTTTTTTCCTTTCAATCGTACTGCATGATAACCCTCTCGCTGGGAGACAAACCACCTCCTTGTTTCGAGCATAAAAAAAGCACTTGCAACACTAGCTAAGCGCTTATTAAATGATTTCAATTGATTTGATTTCTGATTCAGAAATTTCTGTATATCCTCTCTCGTTTTTTACGACTAAGACGTCCTCGGGGGTCTCATTTGTATCAGCATCGCAATAGTATGCTGTTCCAGTCCATATCTCATCATCAATGTCAACAAGTGAAATTTTCTTATTATTGTACTGCAATAATTCCATTACTCTCTCCTTTCATGATAAGTTGGAACAATGTGCGATCCGGTCTTTCCGTAATGAATAGTCAGGCCATTTACTAAATTTCCTGAGTAAATATCAATACCTATCGAAATATCTTCTGGTAAATCAATAAGTTCCTTATGAGTCCGTCCCCTTCTATTCTTGATTAATTCACCAGTCTGTTTATACTTTTGGTATAAAACATCGGTATCCACATCATCGAAGAAATAACTCTTACCTTCTCCAGCGGTTGATTTGATATGCCGAGCTTGTTTTTCAGGATTTACCTTATCTAGCCAACTTCCGTTTTTAAAGTTTCCTTGGATGTGTGCTTGGTCTTTTAATCGCTCATATCTTATACCATCATTATACTTCAAGTCTTGGAATTTAGCTAGAGAAATAGGGGCTTTTGTACCTAAAATGGATACTATTTCCTTATATTCTTTGATATCAGACTTACGGTTATTGTCTCTGATGTCAATATTCATCTGTTTGCGTCGTTCTAGTATATCAGTAGTTTCTTTTGTCCACTTTTTCGACCATGAATTCTGACGCTTGCCGTTTTTAGGATGATAGTCGATAACACACTGACAATGTTGATGCCTCTTGTAAAAATCTTTTGGTTCTTCGTGGTAAACGTAGCGACCAGCTAATCGGTCACACCAATCGCAGCACTTACCTGTTGATATACGTTCTATAGTTGGTTTCAGTCCCGTTTTAAAGTGGAAATCAGCATTAGCTCTGATACAATCATCAACGATAGATTGACTAAAATTAACAATTGGCTCATCGAGAAGCCACTTGACATCGTCAAATACAGGTTCACTCGCCAAACGATTGACTAACCCGTCAATTTTATCTTGATTAAGCGGTGGACGTTGAATTTTTAAACTAATTTTAGCCTGTTTGTTTAAATTTTGCTGGACATCGCCTGCATAATCAGAAATTAACTTATAATTATGTCTCAGTGTATCATTCACGAGACGATTAGCAATATTATAATACATTTTACCATCTGGTAACTCATCAGAAATAACAGAGTTTGCCAGAGCCAACGACAAAAGCCGTCCAACCTCTACAGCAAACTCGTTGACTGTCTTATAAGTCGCTTTTTTAGCTTGCAATTCTGCAAAAGCCTTAGCAACGACCTCACTTTTGCCAAAATGCTTTTCAAAATCCTGTTGAACAGATTTTAGTAGCTTAGGTAAGACATCATCAACCATCAGTTGTCACCTCCGTAGCTTTTGGAGTTGGATTGTCAGAACCTTTTACACCAGTTAAGTCCCGAATAACGTCTGCATCCATGAAACCAGGAATAGCTTGATTAAGCTTAATAGCACCATCACCGACCAAAGTTAGCATATTTGCATCAGCTTCAAAAAGAGGTTCCCATTTAATTTCAGTATCCATGAACTGATTACGAAGATAAGGGAAATCATCTCTCAAACAAACAGCAATATAAGCCACATTTAAAAAACCAGAAGAGAAAGAGCGTTGAGCTTTGCGTCCTGCCGCTCTTAAATTCTCATGCGCTGCTTTAATGGCTTCCACTGATGATGGATTGTCAGAAGGGAAACCAAGGTCATCAAGAGTAAGTCCAGAGCCACCCGCGAATAATGAAGCGTACATTTTTAAATGATCCATGAAAGGGGCCATGCTTGCTGTTGTAAATTGCCCAACTGTTGGTTTGTCTCCATCTTCATCTTTTGATATCTCTAATAACGTCGAAACAGTAGCACGCCATTTTTCCATAGGTTCTGCATCAGGATCCATTCCGAGAACATACTTTTGAGGGAAACTATAAAACTCTGCAGTAACTTCCGCACGCTCTAAAGTACGTTTGGCGGCCTTTTGGTGATACATCCCAGCTTTGGTTATACGACTACGTCCGAAGGGACGTACAGCATCTGGCCTATGAATTACAGGGACAAGCAAAGGGTGTCCTGTCGAGTTATCAATGCTATATGGTTTCTCATCTTTGGGATAGTACCAGGTTTTTTCGCCTGTAAAATAAGCTTCTAATGTAGGGTTCTCATTTGAATCCGACTCTAAGACTGCATAACCTTCTGTCAGCAAAAATGTAGTCGGGTCAAGAATGCCTGTTGCTTTACTCGCTTCAATAACTTGCATTTTGGGCAGGCTATCTTCCTTCCCTGGCATAATATACACAAAGCAACAAGATGCAATTAGCGCCGATTGAATAGCCGTATCAAAAAAGATATCCGGGTTATTAGCTTTAAAAATTTCCCAAGCATTAAAATCATCATTAGCGAATTCCCTAAAAATAATGCGATCTGCCAGACTATCAACTCCTTTAGCGGTCCATTCAATCACAGACCTGTACATCTCACGCACATTGTCAGGCATGACAATACTTCGTGTGTTGTCTCTGTCGTCCATAGCATAATAGCGATATCTTTTATCTACACCAGTCTTAAAAAGAGCTAACTTCCTCTGAAGATAGCCCATACCCATATAGTTCATTGTTGCTCCTTTATTTTTTGCATAACTAAATCTACAAAGTTTTCTTCGTGAATATCTATACCCTCAACAAGCGCGATTCCTGTAAAACCAAATTCAGACTCATTGTCTAAAATTTCCCTCTTTAGTTTTTTATAGTGTTGTACCAAATTACGTATTTTTTTAGGCTTTTCTGTCACATCTGCGTTAGTATTTAGAACCTTAATTTTCTCTTTCTTTTTATCGGCTCGTTTTTGCTTCATCAATTTGCGTTGTTTCTCACGAATGCCCTTTTTGCGGCATTCTTCTGAACAATATAAACTTCTGTTGGTTTTAGCTTGGAAAGTCTTTTTACAAATTAAACATTTCTTTTTCAATATAATCCAACCTTTAAAAAATTCTAAATCCTAACGCGAGAAAAAATGTACAGTGACGGCGTGAAGCTCGGCCACATAGCCGATAGGGTCTATATGCCCCTTAAAATCAATTCTAATCGATTTTAAGTCTTCTTAATATAAATCATCATATTTATTCTTTAGATGCGTAGGACGACCAGTCTCGGCTTTGAGGTAAGTTTCTATTTCCTACAACAGTAGCCCGTACGGCTGTCTGATTGATAAATAACTTGTCAGACTTTTGCCTATTACATTGCCAATGTGTTAACTGTAAGTTATCTATTGATGACGGATGACCACCTTTTGCAATAGGAACAATATGATCAATTGCTGCACTTAGCGGATGTGGATACTTCAATGACTTATCTACTGGCCGGCCACAGATACCGCATAGGTGGGCGGTTTTTAGCAGCCGGCGTTTATTTTTTTCGAACGCGACCCGGTGGGTACCTTTTTTATCTGCACGCAGTTTGCAACATCCCCTCTTACAATTGTAATAAAAAGCCACCACAATGTGATGACTGAGTAAAGCGTGTGAGTGGATTCGAACCACTTCGCCTAGATGTTAGCTACTTACATCACAAGGAATTGAACCTTGTTGCCAATACACGCTATAGGAACAGTCGGAATCGAACCGACACATATAATCAGACCGTCGACAATCCAATTATCAAGGCGCTACCTCTACCGTTTTCCAATCACGGTTCATGTTCCAACGGTTTAGTCTTACTTGGCGCAAAGGTCCCCGTAGAGATACCAGTGCTTATTTTTAAAGTAAGCCTATAGACCCATCACGAATCGAACGTGATTAATACCACTAGGTCTACACAAAAAAACGGTTAAAACTCCGATCCATGTCCCACGCCCGCTGTATTGCTCTAGTGGCTGAAATAACCACTACTGAGACGGCAGGATTCGAACCTGTACGTCCCACATACATAAAATAGCAAGTTTGATAGTAGTTAAAGTTGACGACTAAATAAATAGTCAGTTGGTAAATGATTATCTCTTCTTGCTATTTTGATAATACTATTATATGACATTGATTAGTATTTGTGAGTATTATTCAGTCATTTCTAATACTGATATAGTATTATTCAGTATTATTTAGTATCAAATTCAGACTTTCTACACCTTTTCGCTTAAGCATATAGTAGTTATTGCGATTCATCTCTAATCTGTCGATCGCTTCGTCGTACGTCTGACAATTTACAAATGTAGTAATTAACACATGACGTTGCAGCATGTCAGGTATACGCATAATTAATTCGACAATCTCGCCTTTACGTTTATCTAGTGTCTGTATTTGTCCGTTGTAATACTCACATTTACTAATCAAGCTGACGTTTTTATCTTCTTGTGATTGTCTAATCCCTCCGCTCGTTCGCATGTCTGACCACTGAGGACTTGACAGCAGCGAGTTGCTCGCAATCTTATCACGTTCAAGCTCTTTAATAAGTTTTGGGATTATTCTTAATTCGTTTAATAAAATGTCAGCTTTTGTCTGATTACGACCCATCAAGCTACTCCTTATGATATAATATTAGTAGACAAATATATTGGAGCTGGCTTACGTGAGCTGGCTTTTTTATTGTTCTCCTTTCATTTCTCTGCTGACTTATTTTTGTTGTTAAATTGTCGAGTATTAAATTTTTAGTTTTGCGTCAGCACTTTATTTGCAGCATTACGCTTGTATAATCATCTGTGAGCGATAACAGACTTTAGATTTTTACGAAAAAATGTCGGAGGATATTTCCCTTTCTAAAAATTTCGCTCTATAACTAGCAGACTAATTATTCCAAATCTGCTAGCTGAATACTTACAGAAAGCTTCCAGGGTAAGTTTAACGAGTATTCCAGCTCGTAGACCCACAGAGCCATTGCAGGCTCTTAGGCGCTTGCGTGGGACTTTAATTTGCTTCTGTGTTTAATAGTTTAAAATGCCAAGTTTCATATTCACCATGATAAACGAAGCTTATAGAGTCTGCGTCAACGATCTTATCGCATACAACATATGCTAAATCAGTATTTTTTAAATAATCTTTTTCACCATATTTAACAATAGCAATATCATGTTTTTCACCACTTCTAAAATAATAGCCAGAGGACAAATTATATTTGTCATTGTTAAAGTCATTTGCATATTTTTTTGATATAAAAATTGTTTTTTCTTTCATTCCACCACCTCTTCTCTAAACTGCCACGCCCAGTCGAAATCTTTGCGGATTTCGGATTCTGTTAGTTGTAAATCATTATCTGTCTTTAGTAAGTCTAAGTTATCTCTATGCATAACTTTGATACTTACATTTCCGCTAAGTTGTCTCATCAGCACAAAACTTAACTGTCTTTCATTCGGATTAGGTATCTCAACCGTATACAGCTTCTCTTTTTGGATGGTGTAGCCGAATTGGTGCATATTAATAAGTGTGTAGACTGGATTTTTTGATGTTTGCATCCAGTAATAGAAGTCATCTTTTTCGACTTCTTCATCGTATATCGACATGTGATATAAATATAAATCGCACTCTAAGCTATCTTTATGCTTCTCGTACCAATCAGCCACAAACCGTGGCACTTCTGGTTGAGGTTGGTCAATCTGGTCGAGTAATACTTTTACAATATGTGTTTTCACTACTGGAATGTCGCCGACACCACCTTTACCAATAGACTGTTTGTCTATCAATTTCTTCGCTTCTTCAATATTCATTTGCTACCTCCAAAAATACTTCACTGCATTCATTGTACTCAATTCTATAACCTTTTTTGTCATTTACCCATTTATAAACATGATTATCCTTGCTATTTTAGTCGCTCATACGAAAAACGAATATGCTTTAAAAAATCTTCAATGTCAATTACTGCACAACCATCAATGTCAGACCTAAAAATTAGATATTCTGAAATAATACGTTCAATGTCTTCAATATTCATTTGTTACCTCGCTTAATCTCTAAAACTTCCGATAATAAACGGTAAAAATAATATTAAAAGTATCAAAACAACTGCTGTGTTATCATCCATTCTTATCTCCTGTCCTCCAAAAAATAAATAAATCTCTACTTAGTACAACTGGTTTACCAAAGATTTTATATGATGATTCAAGATTTTTTATTTCGACATCAAAACCGTCACCAAGTCGGTATTTTAGTAAATCTATTGTTTTTTGGCTATCAAGTCGTCTAGCTAAGTATTCATCATTTTTTGGAATAGAGATTTTATAACCAGAGAATCCTTTCATCGCAGACTGTTTAAGTTTCTCCTCGATTTTTAAACCATCAAAGTACCTATCAAACCATTTTTTGTGAGATTCTGAACCGCATTCTTTTACTTCATCAATTAATGACAACTTTATCCCCCATTTCCAGTCAGCTCAGCAATCCGTTTTGTCTGTCTAGCTCTATCATCACTAGCACGTTTAAGCTGCTTTTGTGTCCTGCTTAACTGTGTCCGTAATTCTGTAATTTGCGACTTGTAGTGGTCTTGCAGTGCGACGTTTAAAATAGATATAGCCATCAGCACAATCGATAAAAACGTTATGATATTGTTTCGTCTAATGTTCAATTTGTCTTTTTTTGCTAACTCATAAAGCAAGCAATCAATCATCTGTTGTTCAGTCATTTCGTCATCTCCTCTATCCACTCAATGACATCTAAATACATATTTGCTTGTTCTAATTGCCATCTCGCAAAAACGGACAGATTGTCTTTTCCCCACTCATATCCAACAAGCCGCAAATCACGCTGTTCTGTCAGAAATGCAATTACTTCTTCTTTTGTCATTCTTCCACGCTTTCTAGTAATTCGCTGTTTTGATATATGTTTCCGATTGCTTCGTTCTCATCAACTTCAGTCCACAAACCAACCGCATCTTTACCTGTGTCAATTAACCAGCGACCTTCTAACATTTTTACTACACCTTTAAAATTTTTATATGTGTAATCTATGAGACGTGTTGTTAAAACTATATCACCATCAAAAATCTCAACACCGTTTTTGTCAAACATTCCTGTTGATTGCATGAGGATATAATCGTCAAAGTTATCCTCGACAAAATGAAACGTCTCTAAGCGACCACAACGAAACTCATCATCTGCTAAGCTGCATCTATATATTTTGCGCACACTTAATTCAAAGCCGTCAACACCATACATCTTTTTGGTCTCTTTATTAAACGCTCTAAAATTCGGTATCATCAGAATTCCTCCTGTTCAATCAATCGTCTAATGACTTCTATACAAACTTCTGCGTTATCTTCGTCATAATTATCATCGTATTCATTGATAGCAAGTCTAATGTCTCTTACTAAATTTTTATTAATTAACATCGGTTATCCCCCATGCTCTAAATTTCGGTGTCGTTCCTCTTCCTCCAACCAAACCGCTAACATCACGCAATAATTAGCCATGTCGTTTAACGTGTCTGACAGGCTTTCTGAGACGTTTTTGTCACTGTTTATAAGATTATATAACCTGTTGTATTTATCGCTTATACGGACGACACCAGCGATAAATCCGAAGTCATCCAAAGACTTTTCGAACGAATTTCCATAATCCGCATTTTTAGCTAAAAACATTTGATAATTTTCGTTGTATGCAGCTTGCATACTCTCTGCGTTTATTTTATCTGCCATGCTATACCTCCTCAAAAGGTCATTGCTGCGTACATCAATCGCTTAACTTCCTTGTAATGCTCTAACTTAGTATCTTTGTGCGCTCTTTTTAGTTTTACAAAAAGTTCCGTCTCGTGGTCATTTGGGTTGTGATACTCACGATATGATTTGATATACATCTGTGCATAGGTATCTTCGTCAAAATAATCTTTAAACGCTTCGATAACGTACGGTCTTGGCAGGGTTTTTCGACGTCTGTTATTTGTAACGCTACATCTTATTTGCTCGGCTTTTTTACAATCTACATCTAGCTTTTTAATTTGCCTTACAATCCCATTGTCAAAAATTTTGTAAAATTGATTTATTAATTCATCTGTCAATCTCTTCAATCCTCACTTTTATTCTTGGATTCTGACTGTATTTTTTCTTTGCTCTTAAATCGCATACGATATTGTCATCTGACCAAACGATACCTGATTTCTGTATTCTGTCGTAACCTGCATCGGAAATACTATCAAAAACAGCTTTAATCAGATTATCAATATCAGGCTTCTTAGCGTGCCATATAAGCTCACGCACGAAGTTCTGATATATTTGTATTGTTTTACCTTTAGAACGTTGTGTAGGCTCTTTTGATAGCGTTTTGGGGGCTTTCATGTAAAAGGTTACCTCTACCTTTATGCAATCATCGAAAAACGGTCCATCATAATTTTTTTCTATCCATCCAGAAACCTCTTTTCGCCATCTCTTCATCTTTGGATCTTCGTACGTACCAAATTTGCTGAACTTAGGTCTAGTTTGAGGTTTTGGTTCGATTGGTATTTCAAATTCTGTCTTAAAAGTCATATTCCTCTTCAATCCCTACCAACAATGCAATTCGTTTTGAGCTAGCTAACGCTTGATATGATTTAGTCATGTACTGTTCTATTGTTGCTTTTTTAATTCCAAGCCGTGCCGATAACTCTTCTTTTGTGCCAACGTCGACAAATTTGTCGTCATCATATATTGCATATATCCTTTGTTTCCTCGGCTTCGTCATTTTTTAGAATGGTAAGTCATCATCTGAAATATCCATTTTGTTGGCATTGCCAAAATAAGAATTAGAACTATTGCCGCTTTGATTAGTCTGTTGTTGGCTATTGCGACTTTCTAATAATTGGAAATTTTCCGCAACAACTTCTGTTACATAGATACGTTGACCTTGTTGGTTTTCATAATTACGCGTTTGGATACGACCTGTAATTCCAACCAAAGCACCTTTTTTTGCCCAGTTAGCCAAGTTTTCAGCTTGTTGGCGCCAAATAACACAGTTAATAAAATCAGCCTCACGTTCGCCAGATTGATTTTTAAAATTACGATTAACTGCAAGTGAAAAAGTAGCTACCGCTTGATTACTTGGTGTATAACGAAG